CTATTTTTTCATTTGACGCACATTTGACGCACCCCCACGCGTCAAGATCTCATCCATGCGCGCCGCCACCCCGTCGAGATCGTCGTCAAACAGGTCCGCGTACCGGTCCAAGGTCATGGTCGCGGACGCGTGTCCGAGTTGCCGTTGCACAACCTTCACGTTCGCCCCGGACGACACCATCAGTCCGGCTGCGACATGCCGTAGGCCGTGCGGGGTCAGCCACGGGAACTCGGGATCGTCCGCCTGGATACGCCGCAGCGCGTTATGGAAGAAGCTGTTGTGCCCCAGGGTGCGGAGTAGCCCTCCGTCCCGCCGCGTCCATAGGAGGTCGTTGCGCGCCTTCCCCTGGCACCTGACGGACAGGGCTGTGAGAACATCCTCAGCCACCGCAACGGTGCGTTCCTCCCCTGTTTTGGGCGTGCCGATAATCACGTCCTGCTTCACGGTCACGGCGTTGCGCGTGATGCTGATCCGTCGCCGCATGAAGTCCACATCCTTCACCCGGAGCGCGACCGCTTCCCCGAATCGCATCCCGGATGTTCCGAGGAGGTAGATCAGATCCCCTTGGTCCCCGCACTCGTCGACGAGCCGGTGCAACTGTTCGGCGGTGAGGTACACCTTCACCCCCTTGTTCTTGACGGGGAGCTTCACGCCACGGGCGGGGTTGGCGGGTATGCGCTTGTCCATCACGGCAACGTCCAGAATCTTCGCCAGGATGCCGTGTGCGTTGCGTACGGTCGTTGCCCCACCGTCGAGGCGGCTGACCCATGTTTGGACCTCAGAGGGGCGTATGGACCCTACGGGGCGGTGTCCCCATGCCGGTTCGACATGTACGCGCCATGTCGATTCGGTGACGCGCATCGTGGACGGCTTCAGGTGGGTTTGATTCTCCAGCCACTCAGCGCCGAGTTGTCCGACGGTGATCTTCCCGGAGGTGGGGTCGATCCATGATCCGTCGTTCTGGTCAACGATGTTCTGTGCTGCCCAGTGCTCGGCTTGTTTCTTGGTTTTGAAGCCGGTTTTGGTGCGGCGGGTGCCGGTGGGGTCGCGGTATTGGATGCGCCAGCGGGTGCCGGCTGCGGCTTGGTATTTCTGTGGTGTGGGCATGGTGTCCTAAATGGTGAAGCCCCGCACGGTGGCGGGGCTGGGGCTACTGGTTGAAAACGTCTTCCTCGGTCCAGTTTGGATCGACCTCGCCGAACGGATAGTCGGGGTATTTTCCGGTGGCCTGCATAGCGTCCTCCATCTGCTGCTGACAAGCTGCGGTGTAGCCGGATGTGCCGTCGCTGTAGAATGTGGTCCCAGGCTGGTACACGTCGTTTGCGGGGGCGCAGGTTGCGGTTACCGTTTCCGGCGCTGCTGCCTGTTCGACGGGCGCAGGGGTTGATGCAACTTCAGGGGTGACGACTTCCTGCGGTGTGGAGCTCCCCTCAGTCGGGTCCGGCCGCTCTGTCTTCTGGTTTGCGCTCGTAGTCGGCGTTGCGGCGGCGGGGAGTGTGAAGATCCTGTCGAACGTGCGGACTGCGGTCACCTCGTCCGGGACGACCTGTTGCTGGTAGATCTTCCGGGTCGCGTTCGGCTTCACGCCCTGGTGCCAGTAGACGGTTCCGTCTTCGCTGTGGGTCGGCATGCACGGTGATGCGGACTGCATGGACCGTGGGATAACGGCCTCCGTCCCATCCTCGTTGAGCGGGGTAGGAAGGCTGGGGAACGGCTCTTCAGCGGTGGTGTTCTCCATCGTGGCTTCGTACTGGATGACCTTCGTGCCGTCTTTCAGCTCGTCGTATCCGGGACCGTATTTGCAGGTGTCGTTGACGGTGACTTTGGTGAGGGTGAGTTTGACACCCATCTTCTCGACAGTCTGGCCGATGGTGAGGGTGTTGTCCGTTGCGCCCCCGCTTGTATTGCTGTCCGCGCTATCCCCGTCGTTACATGCCGCGAGGGTGAGGACCGCGACCGCAGCTAGTGCTGTGAGTGCTCGTTTCATTTGATGTGCCCCGCTTCCCACAGTCCGGTGCCGATGCGTGCGACGGCGGACAGGATGAGTCCGAGCGCGGCGAAGCATACGGCTGCTCCGATGATGGCGACGCCTGCTACATCATCGTCTCCGGCGGTTGCGAGTCCGACGATGATGCCGATGATTGCAAGTGCAACGATGAGTGATCCGGTGATGTCAGCGGTGTGGAAGGGGTCTTTTTCCGGCTTGGATTGTCCTGTGGGGCCGTATCCCGGCAAGGGGGAGGACTGCTTGCCCCAGGTGTTGTTTGCCATCTGAAGTTCTCCTAGTTTCTGAGTGACATGAAAACGTCAATGAGGTGAGGTGTTACCTCTAGGTCGAGCGCTAGCCCGTGGAGGTCGTCCCGGTGCCATAGGAGCGCGTTGTGCAGCTCGTCGGGGCAGATCAGTATCCGTGCTGCTAGCCGGTCCGCCCTGCGCTCTTGCTTGCCGTTCCATCTGCCGCAGTGTTCGTCGCGGTAGTAGGCGTGGGCGAGTTCGTGGGCGAGGATGCTTTTGTAGTCGCAGATGCCGAGTTTCCGGCGAGTGCTGATTGTACGTGTTTGGTGGTGGTACCACCCTGGCGTGCCCCCGTTGTGGTGGGTGAGGGTCACGCCGAGGGTTTCGGAAAGGATGTGCAGGTCAGTAATCGTCGTCGTCATCTGTGTCGAACAGTTCACCTCCGTAGGCTGCGGCCCCTTCGGGCATGTCGTCAGTGTAGGGGTCGGACCTCCCCGGGAACTCGTAGACGGTGGCGTCCTGTTCGATTTCTTGTGTGGCGATGCGTTCCAGGGCTGCTAGGTCTTGTCGGATGCGGTTGGCTACTTCCTTCGGGTCGGTGCGCGTCTGGCTGTTTCCATGGAGGTAGCCGGTGTCTACGAGAGCCTGAACGGGGTCGAGGCCGTACTCGTAGCTGATGTTGATGACTTCCTCTGCGGACAGTCCACGCTTCACCTTCTTGGCGAAGTTGGAGGGGTCAACGCCTGTCTTTATGGCTACGGCGTGGACGGTAGTTCCGGTGGACTCTGTGAGCCATTCACTGTGATCTGTCATGTAAAGGATGGTATCAGATACCAGGCCGAATCCACCAGAGTGTTTGGTCATTGCACCTGATAGTGGCCATGACGGGGGTACCATACGGGGGTGGCATGGTTGAAAGAACCTGGGTGCATGGTTGACGGAACCAGAATGTCTGGTAGTGTTCACCTCACCGGCACGGAGACGCCGCCCCACACGGGGAGGAAGAACCGGGGTTCGGATGAAGTTTGAGAACCAAATAGAGAACGCGAAGAGAAGCGCAGAGGTCATTGACCGAAAGGCTACGGGTGTAAGCGGCGAGAGTGAACGCCATGCCACGAGCCGAGTAGAGATGACGCGCTTGCCCACGGGATGTACCTCACACCTGGCATGTGAGACCCCGGTATTGGGCAGTCTTGGCATGGTGCGGTCCTGAGGAGGGCTGGTGGTTCGAGTCCACCACAAGACACTGTGAGACAGAGCAACGGCCCCAGCCTGGAAGTATCAGGCTGGGGCCGTTGGGGAGGGCGCTACTTGCGCCGCTTCTTCACTGTCTCACTCCTTACCAGAGAGGGGCAACATCTGTTGTTCCTTCCCGCTGTGCGCATGGAGACGCACTGATATGGAGGAGATCCGTTATGGACCTGAAAGCTGAAGCACTGTACTACCTGCTGAATGCCGCACAGAGCCGGCTGGCGAAGGCAGTAGCGGAAGGGGATTCAGAGTCGGCGTGCATCGTAGCCGAGAGTGAGCGTCTGGTGCGTGGCTTGATGCAGCGCGAGGGCGTGGAGGTTGCGGCGTGAGCAACATCATGAAGAACGGTTCTCCGTTCGATCACGTGAAGCAGGTTGACGACCAGGGTGGAGAGTTCTGGTCAGCACGAGACCTCATGCCACTGCTGGGCTACACGAACTGGGTCAAGTTCGATCAGTCTGTGGATCGAGCGAAGGCGGCCGCAGAAGCACAGAACATGGACCTGAACAGGCTTTTCGACCCCAAGGTTGAAAAGTCTGGTGGCCGGCCCCGGCAGAACTACCGCCTCACCCGCTACGCCGCGTACCTCGTCGCCATGACCGGCGACCCACGAAAGCCCGAAGTCGCCGCCGCACTGACCTACTTCGCAGTCAAAACCCGCGAAGCCGAGATCATCCAGCAGCAGCAGAACACGCTCACGATCCCCCAGAACTACGGCGAAGCACTCCGAGCACTCGCAGACACCTACGAGGCGAAGGAACAAGCCGAACGGGAACTGGAGATCGTCAAGCCGAAGGCCGACAAGTACGACCAGTTCCTCGACTCCGACGGCGCGATGCCGTTCCAGCGCGTCGCACAGATCCTCGGGGTCGGCAGGAACACGATGCTACGCACACTGCGTGAGCTAGAGGTGCTGAACCGGGCACCGGAGAACAAGAACACCCCACGGCAGCGCTACGCGCAGCACTTCAAGGTGACCCCCTACGTCTACAAGACGAGTTACGGAGATGAGAAATTGCAGCACAACGTGAAGGTGAAGGCGTCCGGCGTGGACATGATCGCACGGAAGATGGGGGTTGCGGCGTGACTTCCTCGGTGATGTGCGAGATGCGCCTTCGGGCGATGGAGCTTCGTCTGATGGCGGAGCTGGAGAAGTTGGAGGCCCGGGGCGAACTGTTCCTGGGTTGTACGTGGTCGAACGAGGCGCGGGCGCTTGCTCACCGGCTGGATGGTGTGCATGCGGAGATGGAGCGTTTTGGTATGCGGCCTATGACGATGGAGGAGGAGGATCGTGTTCTGGTCGCTGCCTGAGGAGGGCACTTCTGATGTTAGTGGTGTTTCCCCTACTGCGCAAGATGATGCGTGGTGGCCCCGACTGTCAGGCGGTTGGTGGCATGACGCGGCGTGAGGCTTACGAGCTGATCTGGTTCGCACTGGAGACGAAGCATCGTCCGATGGTTCTGACTGTCGCGCAGATGGCGAGGGTGTCGGGGTTGTGTGAGAAGACGGTTCGCCGGCGTGTTGATGCGGGTGAGATCCGGTCTTCGACGGAGATGGATGGGAAGCGGATTCGTATTCCGATTGATGAGGCAGTGAAGTACTGCATGGTCTGAGGAGGCCTGATGGTTGAGGTTGAGTTGAACGACGACAGTGTTGACGTGGTTCTCGGGAATGGTCACCACGTCCTAGTTCGCCCTGACGGGCATGTCACAGAGTGGGACGCCGAGTTCAATCTGGTTAGGACGCTACGACGGGGAGACCGGTACGACGCCCCGTTGGGCCGCTGCAATGCAGCACGGCTGTGCCACCAACCACCGACGCTTCAAAGGATTCGCCTGGGTTAAGCGGTCCGGAGAGTGCCGAGGGGTCTTCTGATCCCTTGATGTTGACGGTGGTTCCGCCGATGGGGGAGAAGCCGACCATGACGAGTTTGTGTCCGCTGGTGTTGGTGAAGCGGAAGAGGTTGGGGGCTAGTTGTTCTGTTTTCCAGTCCATGTGCTGAGTGTACGTGGTGTGGTCTGAGGAGGCCCTGATGTTGTTCGTTTTGGTTGCGTTGCTGGTGACGCTGTTGTTCGCCGTTGGTGAGCTGCTGGATGGTTCGCCGCAGGTGGAGGTGCTTGCTGGTGAGTGATCTGATTGTTGATTCGTGGGAGTTCCCGGTTGATGAGCCAATCCCGTTCGAGGTGGTGGCCTAGTGGGGTTCATCATCCTGCCGAACACCGGCGAGGCCGAGTGGCTTCAGCAGCGACAGAAGGTTGTGACGGCCACGGACGTGGCGAAGATCCGCAGTGGGTCGGAGGCCGTGTTCATGTCCCTATGGAAGGAGAAGCACAACCCGCCGAGGAAGTTCAACAACCGATGGACGCAGCACGGTAAGAACCGGGAGCCGGTGATCGCTGCGGCTATCACCGCGAACCGCCCGGAGCTACTGCACAACGACCGGCTGGTCGTGTCCGAGGACGAGCCTCGGTTTGGTGCGACGCCGGACATGATGACTGCGGATGGTTCGATGGTGGGGGAGATCAAAACCCACCTGATTCATGACGATTCGGATGCGTGGGTTGACTGGTCGGACGTGCGGAAAGACAAACCGCAATACGTCGTACAGGTCCAGTGGCAACTCGCCGTGACCGGCGCTACCGAGGCGCTATTTTCTTGGGAGGACTGGTCAGACGAGGACGGGTGGGCGGATCTACGCCCACTACGTCACTGCATGGTTCGCCGCGACGAGGAACTGATCGCCGAACTACAGGCAACCGCACGCCGGTTCCTCGACTGGACACCCCCCGACCTACGAACCGGCGACAGCGCCGACTTTGAAACACAAGCCGCAGCACAACGCCTGGGCGAGATCGAAGCGGAAATCGCGGAACACCGCAGGATTGGCCGGCAACTGGAGGAAGCACGCAAGGCCGCTGCCGCTGATCTGCTCGCGCTGGTCGGTGAGCGGCCGTCGCGCACTGACTACCCCAACGCGGTTGTCGAGGTGTCACCGGGCCGACGCTCGGTGACGTTCGACCGCAAGGCGTGGGAAGCGGACAACGCGGACGATCCCGCACTGATCGAAAAGTACCGACTGGAGAAAGACGGGGCACCGACCGTGAAGGTGACCCTAAAGGAGGAGTAAATGGCAAGGTTCGACCTTAACGAGTACGAGACAGTAGACCAGCGTATCCAGCGGTTCTACCGCACCTACCCTGACGGCAGGATCGAAACCGTCCGGCTAAGCAAGGACGAGGTGCCCACTAAGGACGACCCGCACCGTATCCGGTGGGAGGTGAAGGCATCAGTGTTCCGCACGTCGGACATCGAAGCCCGCCCCGCTGGGGAAGGACACGCTTTCGAGATTGACGGCGGTGGTGGCGCGAACAAGACGAGCGCGCTAGAGAACTGCGAAACGTCGGCGGTCGGACGAGCGCTGGCAAACGCTGGACTGTCCGGTACGAAGCGCACCACCCGCGAGGAAATGGTGAAGGTGAAGGGCGAGGAGGTCCGGCAGCGGATCAAGGCCGCGCAGACCGAGGATGATCTGAATGGGATCTACAACGAGCTTCATGCGGAGGGTATCGACCGGGAGTTCTTGCAGGATCTGAGTGTGAAGAAGAAGGCGATTCAGGCGCTTGCCGCTACGGGCGCGGTGCCCGCGTAGGAGGTTCGGATGGATGAGCCGCTGAATCCGGTGCAGATCGAGGCCCACCTGACGGAGCTGGTGACCCGCATTTCTCGGGGTATCCGCATCACGTCGGACAGGTATGCGGTGTTCCTGGAGGCGGATCGTGTGTTCGATCAGGCTCAGGCGCGTGCGTATCTGGAGGCTGAGGGGCCGGTGAAGGAGCGTGAGGCGAAGGTTGAGCTGGCTACTGCTGCGGAGCGTGAGGCGCGGGACGTTGCGGAGGCGGCTTACAAGTATGCGGATCGGCAGAGTAAGGCCCTTGATTTGGAGGTTAGGACTTACCAGTCTTTGGGCGCTTCGGTGAGACAGGCGTATGGGAACGCCGGAAGGTAGGAGCATGAGCAGGATCTACGTCGGAGGGGTTACTAAGCACCTCCAGAAGGCTTACTGGCGGGCTTTCCGCCGAGGTGCGGTGATCGACTCGACATCAATGTCCGCGACCCCGCAGGGTGATCTGATCTTCAGTCAGGTCACGGACGGTGGGAGGCCGGAGCATGTGGTGATTAAGGCGGCGAAGGTCGGCCTGATGGTGGAGGTGTTGCAGCACGTCGTGGATGACGCGGCAGAGCATGGAAGGTTGGCGACATGGGAACTGGAAAACGTGAGTGGCAGCTAGTCAAGTTCACCGAGGAGCTGGACCGCAGACTGTTCCGGGGTGCGGCGATCATGGACCCGGACAGTGAGGAGATTCTGATCCGGCATGAGCGGTCGTGGCGGTCGGCTGAGCCGATGGGTAGCGCGGTGTGGGTTCGTCCCGCACGGCAGTTGGAGGGCCGGTTGTTCTGGCTTCTACGCGAGGGGGACGATGGGTAAAACACGGATGCCTGAGGGCGTGTATCGGGCTGTCATGGAACGCGCTGAGGACATGGCGGGGTGGCCGGCGTGCGAGGCGCTGATTCCGGGGGTGTGCGGTGGTGTGGCTGAGCATTGGCATCATCGGCAGCTTCGGTCGCAGGGCGGTGAGCATGTGGTGGTGAATGGGATCGGGATCTGCTCGGACTGTCACGGATACATCCACGGGCACCCTGCGGAGTCGTATCGCAATGGGTGGATTGTGCATGGGTTTGATTATCCGGAGGATGAGCCGGTGTTGCGCCGGGGCCGGTGGGTGCTTTTGCATGAGGACGGTTCAATGACGGAGGTGGAGAAAGAGTGCCAGGAGATTACTTAGATCCTGATGACATGAGAATCAAGCAGCTTCAATACGAACAAGACCAAGTGGAAAAGCTAGAGGATCTCGCAGCCGAGATAGCCGACCAGTGCCCGTGGCTATGGACATGGGGAGACGGTCACGGAGGCTATGTCCTCGAAGAGATTAGGAAGGCTTTCGATAACGCCGGATTGATTCGACGCTATGTGACCACCAAAAGCCGAAACCGCAGGAAGCCCATGTCTGCAAGGAAGAGCCTGGCAGTTTTTGCGGCAGACGGGTACGCATGCGTTACCTGCGGATCGCGAGAGGATCTGTGCGTGGACCACATCTATCCAGTCAGTAAGGGAGGGTCGAATGAGATGTCGAATCTCCAGACGCTGTGTAGGTCCTGCAATAGCAGAAAGGGGGCGAAGGTAGTTGACCAGAGTGACGCAGGGGCCGGGGCCGGAGGATGACTTCACCCTTGTATCGAACACGCTGATGCGTGACCCTAGCCTGACCGACCGGGCTAAGGCAGTGTACTTGTACATGCGCTCGCACCGCACCGGGTGGCAGCTGAACACGTCCACCATCGCGGAAGCGTTGGGGCGTTCACGGAACACGATCATGTCGGCTATCAACGATCTGATCGAAGCCGGATATGTGGAGCGAATCCAGGGCAGGATCGGGGACGGGAAGTTCGGGACGGTGGAGTACATTGTTCACTCCACTTCCCGTTGCGCAAATAGTGAGCAACGGTCGGATGGTGTTCAAGAATTGAGCACGGGGTGTTCAAATATTGAGCAGGCAAGTGTTCAAAATTTGAGCACAAACTGTTCAAATATTGAGCCACATAAGAAGACTAGAAACAATACTAAGGAGAAGACTAGAGAGAACACTAGCGCGTACCCCGATGAGTTCGAGACGTTCTGGAGGGCGTACCCGAAGAAGACGGGGAAGAAGGCGGCTCTGAGACGCTGGCGTGAGGCGGTGAAATCGACCGACCCTGACGTGATCGCTGTCGCGGCTGAGGCTTACGCCGAGTCGGTGCGCGGAACGGAGTCGAGGTACATCAAAAACCCGGAGGGGTGGTTGTCTGCTGGCCGGTATGAGGATGAGGTGGTGCCTGTCGCTGCCCCGTCGTCGTGGCTGGATGTGGTGGATGCCCCTGCGGTTGTTGATGCGGAAGTTTTGAGAGAACTTACATAGGAGGAAGAATGACTGTTACCCCAGAAGAGGCACGGGAGCTGCTCAGCGGTTCAACACCCGGACCGTGGCACGCAGTGCACTACGAGGACGAGACTCGGAAGCAGGTTCCCTGCGGGATAGTCACCGAGCAGCCCTTCTGTGACGAGCAGGGCAATCCCGTCGGAAATGTGTCAGTCTTCGAATCTGGCCCACACACCACGGAAGACGGATCGCTCGCCGCCGCTGCCCCGGACCTCGCGCAGACCATCGCCGGGATGCGCGAGGAGTGGCGACGGGAAACCCGGATTGTCGGAGACGAGGAATGGGCACCGATGGAATGGCGCAGCACCCGCTGGTATGCGGAAAATGACCAGGTGTGGTGGTGGACACCGAAGCACGCCGTCCGCGAGTACCGCCTCGTCCGCCGTCTCATCTCCGCCCCGGAGGTGATCGAGGATTGACGGATTGGACGCGCCTTGCTGCGCACGTCCTGGAGAAGGGCACCGCACTGGTGCCGGACAAGTTCCCCCCACCGTCGGCCGTGACCGCGCAGGCATGGGGTGAGGCACTGTCGCAGGTGAATGTTCCGGTTGAGGTTTGGCCGGAGGCTGTCACCTGGTGGTCGTTGAATCGGGCGAAGTGGGGGAAGGCGACACCGCAGGATTTGAAGGAGGCTGCGGAGGCGGTGTTGCGGCGGTGGGAGTCGGACCCGTCGAAGCTGCCGGAGTTGGAGCGTCGGCGGCTTGCGGCGAGGGAGAATCGGGATCGTCGCATTGGGGACATTGTTGGTGGGGAGCGTATCGCGCTGGAATAGCGTCTGAGCGTCCCGCTGAGAGAGTTTTACACGCCGCGTGAGCAACTTATGCCACGCGGTTATTCATGCGCTCAGAATCGGTCTGAGCGCCTTACGCCCGAAAGGGCAGAAACGAGACACACAACATGGCATACGGCGACCAGCTCACCATCCGAAACGCCCGAATCACCGACAAGGGCGTCGAACTGAAGACCAGCAACGCCGGCAAGGAATACGCCTCCTTCACCGTCATGTGGGGCACCAGCAAGAAGAACCGGCAGACCGGGGAGTACGAGAACGGGCCGACGAAGTTCGTCCGCGTGACCGTCCTCGGGTTCGATGCGAAGGACGTTACGGCACTGAACGGTGGTGACCGGGTGGATGTGACCGGATCTATCGAGCACACCACCTACACCAGCAATCAGGGTGAGGAGCGGGACTCCTGGGATCTGCTGGCGGAGCGTGTGACTCTGCCGGTTCCGCGTGCGGGGCAGAGCAGCTTCGGCGGTGGGGCAAGCGCGCATCAGGGAGGGGGATTTGATGCCGGAGATTCCGTCCCGTTCTGACAAGTAAGTAACCAACCACAGTAAAGGAGAACCACTTGACCGTCACCGTCTACAGCAAGCCTAACTGCCCGCACTGCAACATCGTCAAGGGGCAGTTCAAGAAGCGCAACGTGACATTCACAGAGGTGGACATCACTAAGAACCCGGACGCGCTCGAACGCATCAAGGCGCAGGGATTCACCCAGGCACCCATCGTGTTCAGCGAGGATGACTCATTCTCTGGCGCTGACGCGCAGGGCATCGCCCGATTCGTGGAGAAGCACGGCGCTTGATCGTGGGCCTACTGCTGGCCTACGGGCTGGTGACAGTGCTGATCATCGCAGGAAACGAGAAGGAGAAACCATGACCAACATTGCCCGCGCAACATTCGTGATCAACGAGACCTATGCGGACGAGTACGTGAAGATGCACATGACGCCACCAAAGGTGGCCCAGGCCCTCGCGGACGCCGGACTACTTATGCCCGACCTGCCGGAGCCGGACCTGGCACGCGATGATCCCCAGTGGATCGCAGACCACCGTGAGACGTGGGAGGCGGACTACGGCGACGACTACGAAACCCCGGACGTGTGGGAGGACGCCGGGCCGGAGACGTCCCTTGCTGTCTTCCCTAAGACCGGGGGCAGTATGGTCCACCCGGCCTACGACGGGGAAACCGCCGAGTCTGTCACCGCGTCGGAGGCCCGACGTATCGGCATGAGGTGGCTCGCTGCCGCTGACTACGCCGAAAGGAACCACCATGAGTGACCTGCACAAGAGTGACCCGGACAGCCCCTACGCCGACGACCTAGAGTTTGTGCGCGACTACGCCCGACGTAACGACGGCTACGCGCTGGTGCAGCCGGTCGTGGACTTCATCAACGCGCACCCTGACCCGCAGATCATCCGCTCCGTGGAGGAACTGGAAGCCCTCGACCCGGACACAGTGGTGATGGACGGCGACACCACCGGAGGTCTCTACTTCGTCCGCCAGTACCGTGATGCCGACTGGTACGAGAAGGGGGTCTACGAGCGATACCTCCCCGCCGTTGTCATCCGCGAGGGTGCCGAGGTCCGCGCCGCAAACAAAGCACTGAACAAGGAGACTGGCAATGACGGTCTGCTGTGAACACAACCCCTGTCCTGGCAAGCCTCGGTGGTTCCTCACCCGCTTCACCACCCGACTCTGGCGATGCCCGCAGTGCGGACAGTGCTGGTGCACTCGACTCCGCAGGCTATGGGGCGAACCCGACGGATACGACTGGGTGCGCGTCATCCCGAACACCTCTACCAAGGAGACCACCAATGACTGACATCACCGACCAGGACCGGCGCGACGCCCGACAGTGGGCGGAGGACATTGCCGAGACGTTCAAGTACGACGACGAGACGCCACGTGAGACCCGCGCCGCCGTGAACTACATCCTCGCCACCGTGGACGCCCCGGCCCCCACCCTCGAGGAGGGGATCAGAGAATGGGTGGAGAAGCGCTACTCGGGCGTCATCGGCACCGGGAAGTATGAACTGATCGCCCTCGCTGACAGCGCCGAGCAGATGGAGCACGACCTCGCGGAGGCCCGTGCCGAGGTGGAACGCCTCACCGTCGAGCGGGATCGTCTGGAAGCCGCCCAGCACCTCGCAGACGGCAGTGCATGGGGCGGCCCCGTCCGCGAACCTACCGTGCAGAAAGGTGCAGAAAGCAACGCAGAAACACCCGACCCCGCCGACGTGAAGCCGGGGGAAGCGTGGATGGTGGAAGTTCGCGGGGAACGACGCCCCGCCGTAAAGGACAGGGACAGCATCGGCCCGTGGAACACCATCGACCCTGACGGGCGGTTTCTCATGGAGGACAACGAAAACGTCACCCTCCTGCATCGTCTGGTGCCCGCGCCGCGTGTCATCACCAACCCCGACGAACTCGACAGGCTGGCCGCCAGTTCGGTAATCCTCAGCACCGACGGTGACGCCTGGCAGAAATCCTCGGAGACCAGCCTGTGGGTGTCCGCCTGGTGGGCCACCAGTGATGGGGAGCCGTCCAAGTGGACCGCAGACCGCCTGTGCGACGAGGACCACCCCGTCACGGTCCTGTGGGAGCCAGAAGCATGATCCACCACAACCACCAAGCCTCGCCACCGTGCGGGGCTTCTTCCATGAAGGAGGACAAATGATCGAGTATGAGCAGGTGGACCACACCATGCTCGCCATGATGGAGATCTACCGCCGGCAAGTCACCGACCTGAAGGAGAGCCTGTATCACTCCGAGGAAGCACGGCAGCACGCCGAGGACGACTACGAACCCGAACGGAAGCGCGCCGATGAACTCCGGGGCTGGCTGAGAGAATCCAAGGCCAGAGAGCAGAGCTTGCAGGCGACCGTCACCGAGAAGGACGCCAAGATCACCAAGCTCGAAGGAATCATCGAGTCGCTGAAGATCGAACTGCAGGACGCCCGGGCAGCCGCCACCGCAGCGAAAGAGGAGGGCGGCCACTGACTAGTCTGAAAGCGACCGCCGAACGCGCCGTGCTCGGCGGCATCCTGCAACACCCCGACCGCATCCCCGAAGTCACCACACGGTTGCGCGTCGATGATTTCGAGACCGAACGGCACCAGAAGATATTCGCCGGACTCATCGCCGGATACAACGCAGGCCGCGTCGTCGATGACCTGTCTGGCGCGAACTACCTCCTGGAAACAGGTGTATGCAAGAGCGCCGATGATGCTATCGCCGTCACCTCACTGGTAGGTGAAGCGCCGCTACCGGTGTCGCTGATCCTGCACGTTGAGCAGGTCGCGGACAACGCCCTACGCCGGAGGTTGAGCGCGGGTCTCACCCGTGCGCAGCAGGCGTACCGCGAAGGCGCGCCGATTGAAGACCTGCAACAGCTCGTTGACGAGATCGCGGAACTATCCGCCGACGTTCCCAGCGCAGAAACGCACCGCATTGGGGAAACCCTCGATGAACTGTTCGATGAGATCGAGGCGCGGGGGAGTGGTGCGATACCGGATGCGGTACCGACCGGGTTCCCTGATCTTGACCGGAAGTTGAACGGTGGGTTCAAACCGGGGCAGATGATCATCGTCGCGGCACGGCCTGGTGTTGGTAAGTCAACCCTCGCGGTCGATGTGATGCGGAACATGACGATCCGGGCCGGGTTGCCGGCCCTACTGTTCAGCCTGGAAATGTCAGAGGCAGAGGTACAAGAGCGTGTCGTGTCCGCCGAGGCGCAGGTACTCATCACAGACTTACGCACCGGGCGGGTGGACGATGCGGGGTGGGAGAAGATCGGCCCCGCACGCGACGCACTCCAGGACGCGCCACTGTACGTGGATGATTCGCCGGAGTTGACGATGGTGGAGATCGCGGCGAAGACGAAGCTCGCGGTGAAGCGGCACGGTGTCAAGCTCATGGCCGTCGATTACCTCCAGCTACTCAGGTTGGGTGGTAAGGCGGATAGTCGGCAGGAGGAAGTGTCGAGCATCAGCCGGCAACTGAAACTGTTGGCGAAGTCGTGCAAGATCCCGGTGATTGCTATCGCCCAGTTGAATCGTGGTGTGGAGCAGCGCGGGGATGATGCAACACCGCGACCATCTGACCTGCGGGAATCGGGTTCCCTGGAGCAGGACGCGGATGTGGTGATCATGATCCACCGCCCGGACGTGCTGAACAAAGATCATGCGAGGGCGGGTGAGGCGGATCTGATCGTGGCGAAGCATCGTGGCGGGGATACGGGCACTGTCACGGTCGCTAGCCAGTTGCACTATTCGAGGTTTGTGTCAATGCAATAGGAGGACAACATAGACATTCCAATCATCGCGGAGAAGGGCTGCATGCCTGTCCGTAAGCATCCGACCGATGCAGGCGCGGATCTGATCGCGGCAGAAGATGTGGAGATCCTGCCCGCCGAGTGGCAGTTGGTGAGTGCGGGGATTCAGGTCGCTATCCCGGTCGGGTTCGCCGGTCTGGTGCATTCCCGGTCGGGCTTGGCCGCAAATCACGGCGTGTCGGTCCTCAACGCGCCAGGGGTGATCGACAGTGACTATCGGGGCACGGTGAAGGTGAACTTGCACAACGCGGGCATGTTCCCCGTCGAGGTGAAGAAGGGCGATCGGATCGCGCAGCTACTCATTCAGCGGATCGAACGCCCCACACTCACCCCTGTTGCCGCACTGGATAACACCGAGCGCGGCACGGGCGGGCACGGCTCAACCGGGCGTTGACCAACACCGAGGAATGGGTGCGGGACGCGCTCAACAGTGGCATGGAATGCACGCTATACACCCTCAAATCATGCGTCCTGCGGGAGCAATCGCACGAGGTTGAGGGGATCATGCGCCGCCTAGTCGAGGAGGGCTGGGCGGCGCAAGTGAAGAAGGACAAGTGGAGGAAAATTGAGTATCGCTGAGCTGCGGAAGTACGGGGTGCGGAAGCCCCGCACCGCGAGGGAATGGTTGGACGAGATGAGCACGGAGGAGCGGGAAGTGGTGGAGATGGTGATCGTGAACCAGCCCGCACCTCGGGCACTGCGGGCGTTGCGCGAGCACGCCGGATACCCGTTCGGGCTAACCGCCCTGAAGATGCTGCGAACCGAACTGAAGGAGACTGTGTGAGCGAAGTCGATCTGAACGCACTGAAGACACTGAACACCCCCGCCCCGTCGGGCTGGACCCCCGGCGTGCAGTGGGAAGGTGATACCGGTCACGTCACCACGACCCCTAAGCGCGCAGGGCAAGAGCCGAGCAAGGACGAGGTAAACAAGATTCTCCGGGAATCGCACCTTGACCCTGACGAGATCATCGTTGACTGGTCACAGAAGGCCAGTATCTCAACGAAGATCGGCGCGGACTCGAAGATGGTCGAGTGCTGGTACAAGTTGCCGATCACGCGAAAGCCTGAGCGCACGTTCGACGTGGAAGACCTGCTCGACAACATCTACGCCGAGCCGTCGTACCCGTATGAGCCGCGCAGTGGTTGGCGCACGATCATGCTGGCGGACACTCACATCGGCAAGTCAGCTCAGGACGGTGGCGGTTCCGAACTCCTTATCCAGCGTTGGCGAGACAGTGTGGACCGAGCGCTAGACGACGGCCCATTCGAGGGAATCAACCTTGTACTCGGCGGCGACCTCATCGAGGGCTACGTCAGTCAGCACGGGAAGAACATCGGCGGCTGTGACCTGACCCTGACCGAGCAGATCCGGGTTGCCGGCCACCTCGTATCGGACACGGTGCAGAAGTGCTTGGAGGCGGCGTCGGAGGTGATTGTGGCGGCGATCCCCGGCAACCACGGTGAATCGACCCGCGTGTCGAACGTGTCCATGACCGACTCGTTCGATATCCAGATCGTCAACAACGTGCAGCAGGCAATCGAACTGGCGGGCCTCGATGACCGTGTGAGCTTCTACTATCCGGAGCCGAACACCGGGGACGTGACCTACACAGCGGGAGGGTTGACCTACGCGGTGGTGCACGGTCACCGGTTCAGTGGTGGCCCGGTGAACGGCGCTGAGAAGTGGTGGGCGGGGCAGATCACGAATGACCGGCCCGCTGCCGCTGCGGACGTGTTGCTGTTCGGTCATTTCCACGGGATGCGGGCGTGGTCGTGGACGGCACGACGGTGGATCATGTGCGCCCCCGCGCTAGAAACGCAGTCAACGTGGTTCGCCAACTCGACTGGCGCGACCGGCAATCCGGGTGTCCTCGTCTTCGATGACGTGGACGGTAAGCCCGCGAACATCTCAATCGTCTAGGAGGACACGTGAGCGACTACTACAAGTTCGGGAAGGTGCAGGTGCTCGACATTAGCCGTCACCTCACGTCGAACGCTGGGCAGGCTGTGCAGTACATTGCCCGGTCCTGCCGACTGGACGGCAACAACAAGGGCGAGGTTGAGGCGGACCTGCGGAAGGCAATCGACTTCCTGAAGGATGAACTAGACAGGATCGACACATCAGGGCACAACAGTGATTGGTTCAAAGATGCAGCGGTAGGGACTGAGGTTACTTCACCTGACTGCACCGTTTGGCGAAAAGGCGCTTGGGGTGGATGGGATATTGTGCGTCCTAAGTTCAGGGTCGGATGGTCTGATAATGAGGGCCTGGCTGAAAGGTTCGCCGTTGACTGATCCTGTTCACGAACTGTACGAGAACGCTAACCACACGAACCGCCGCACTTTTGAGGTGACGGCGGTTTTTCATGTGGAGGCGCGCAACTGGGAGCACGCAATCGAGTTGGCGCTGGATGATCCCCGCGAGGGTGATTGGGACGCCACCGAGTCTTGACCCGCTAGACGCACTGGCCGTGAGGCGCACTGCACCACGAGGAGGAGAACGCATGAAAGTTCCGATTGACTACCTGATTCTACTTTTCCTATTCGGAGTCTTTATGCCTTCCATTAAGGGGTGGGAATCCTATGGAAAGTTCGCAATGACTGTCGCTGGTGGATGGGTGGTCCTCGAAATCGTGAAGAAGGTATGGCAAGACACCCGGAAGAAGAAAGAGGAATCGTGAGAGAACTAGCACTACTGATCGCCGGATGCTTGGCGATCCTGTGGCACGCGAAGGGGCAGAAGTGAGGCGCGAGGATGACGAGTACGAGTACGAGCAGGACCGACGGTGGGCTGAGAACGAGGGCTGGCGGTACACGCCCGGACCCTACGGCGGCTGGTATCGCAAACACCACAACGAGGAGGACGAATACCTGTGAATGACGCTGACATGGTTCGAACAGTATCCACTGAGCATTTCGCGCACATCGCGAAACTTCACGCCGCCGTCCGCGACATCAACGCAACACTTTTCCCAACGTGGGATGGGCTGCACTACGAGTGGCGACTTGTTGACGAAAATGGAAACCCTGTCGCAATGGGCGACTATGGCGAGTACCCCCGATTCCACACAGAGGAGACTGCATGAGCAACCGCAAGATCACCGGAACTGTGGAATCATTCCACGTTGACGTAACCATCATCACCAATAACGAGAGGGAAATCCGAGTACCGGAATCAACCACGCTCACCATCACCGTCTCCGGCGACCTGAGTAAGCACCTCGACCTCGAAAAGCCGATCATCATCACCCAGGAGGACTAGTTGAACATTGTTACCCCGAAGATTGAGTTGATCGCATCAACCACCCTCACGTACACGCCGGGGGGCGGGCCGAAGATTGAGGACTGGATGAGCCTCGACCCTGCCGCAACCGACGCGGAATGCCTGGTCGAGTTCGCAGGGCGCGGCTGCTATGAATCCTGGGACAAGCCAAACCCGAAGACCGCACGCAACGCCGATTACATCAACCGCACCGCGTTTGAGATGCAGCACGGCAGCATCCTAGAGCACGCCAGCGCGACGTTCCGATTCTCCGGCGTGTCCCGCGCATGGCTGATGGAGATGGAACGCCACCGACACCTGTCCTGGTCGGTCGTGTCGCAGCGGTACGTGGACGCCGCAACATTCGGCGTGGTCATGCCCCCGGCGATTCGGGAATACTGCAATCCAGTAGAAGACCCTGAAGGTAACCCGTTCGGGGACATCTTCTCATTCATCAACGACGCAAACGATGCCATGAAGAACTATCAGGAATGGGTCAACGAGCTGTCCACCGAATGTGGTCTGCCTCGCAAGCAGGCCCGTGAAGCTGCCCGTAGTGTCCTTCCGAATGCGACCGAGGTGCGCGGAGTTGTCACCGGAAACCTTCGCGCATGGTCCACCATCCTCCCCCTGCGGGCACACCCCACGGCGGACGCGGAGATGCAGGAAGTGTCCCACCTCATCCTCGACGCACTAGCCCCCGTCGCCCCCACCGTCGTAGACCACCTCCGATACCAGATCTCCTACCCCGACAAGGAGACCGCATGAGCGAAGTGATCCGTCTCCATCCAGATGACCATGAAGCACTAGCAGCATTCGACGCAGCGCACACCGGGGCGAAGACCACATGGTTCAACGGGGACTGGCAGGCGATCAAGAAGCACTACTCCGACGACGGACTGACAATCATCTTCGACCATAAGGGGACCGCATGAGCCTGTTCGCCATCAACCACCCACCCGAAGACACCGTAACCACCCTCGGCTACGGGGCCGTGTCCTACGAACTCGAAGTGAGGGAACACGGCACAGACGAAGACGGGGAAGAGTACACCACCGAGCACTGGGAAACCGTGGTCGTATCCGGGCGGGTCGAGGAAACCAGCCGGTACATCATGATCACCGACAGCAACAACGCCACCGTGCACGTCCTACACCAGCGGGTCGATCAGATCATCACCTGCCCCACCCTGGAGCAGTGGGAGTCGTACCGGATGCACGCCGATCTTCACGCAGCAATGGGGGCAGAAAACTGACTCTGAAAATAGGTTCACTATTCAGTGGCTATGGCGGTCTCGATCAAGCGGTCGAGACCTTTTTTGATGCCCAGGTTGCATGGTTCGTTGAATACGACGAGGCGCCATCAAAAATCCTCGCACACCACTACCCCGATGTTCCCAACTACGGGGACGTAACCACAATGGATTGGAGCACGGTTGAACCAGTTGACATTCTTACAGGCGGGTACCCTTGTCAGCCGTTCTCCCAGGCAGGAAGACGACAAGGAGAGAACGACGACCGCCACCTCTGGCCCTACGTCCGCGAAGCAATTCGCCACCTACGACCCCGGTACACGATCCTGGAAAACGTGCGCGGACACCGATCCCTCGGATTCGACCGTGTACTCGGAGACCTGGCCGAAGACGGGATGCATGTTCAATGGACGAGCCTACGAGCTGCCGACGCCGGGGCACCGCACCATCGAGAAAGGGTCTTCATCTTGGTTACCGACCCCAACCGCGACGGACTGGAAGCGGGATAACTTCCCATCGTGCCAGAAGCGTAAGTCGCCGCCGATAACCGCAGTAGACACACACTTCCCTCGACAGCAGTTCCTTCCAACTCCGAACGCATATTCGGGGGTGGCTGGCGGAGGGCAACACCCTGACAAGCGGAAGGCCGGCGGACACTCCGTGGGCATCAACGATGCAGCTATGGCGATGGGCGAAGCGGCAGAGCAGCACCCTCCGTACGGTCGGTACACCCAGGTTGTCCACGGCTGGTCAGAAGCGTTCCGCCCCGCCCCGTACCCGGTTGAGGTGGGGGCGCGTGGCAAGTATCGACTGAACGCCGCGTTTGCCGAGTGGATGATGGGACTTCCCGAAGGGTGGATCACGTCGGACGAGATTGGACTTAGCCGACGCGACCAGTTGAAGGCTATCGGTAACGGTGTGTGCCCTCAGCAGGCGCACCTCGCACTGGAGCGACTGTTTGGCGGTGCTTACTCTGCCTAGCTTCTTCGTTGAGGGGGTTCCGGCACCGCAGGGCAGTAAGTCCGGGTTTATCCGTGGGGGCCGGGTGGTGTTGGTGGAGTCGAGCAAGAAGGTGAAGCCGTGGCGAGAAGCGGTGGGGGCGAAGGCGCGAGAGTCGGTGGGGGAACTACTGGACGGGCCGCTAGAACTGACGGTCGAGTTCATCATGCCCCGCCCGAAAGCGTTGGGGGATAAACCCGCACCACCGATGGTGCAACGCCCAGACGCCGACAAACTCCTGAGGTCCACCTGCGACGGCCTGACAGGTTCCGCATACGTGGACGATTCGCAGGTCGTCACCATCCACGCGCACAAGAGGCGCGCTGAGCCGGGGGAAGCGCCCGGAGCGCACATCACACTAACCACCACCAACTGACAGCGCGTGTGCCGCTGAACTGCCCCCGCGCACATACCAGCGGGGGCTACCAACCATGCAAGGAGACACTTTGACCGACGTTACTTACTTCGATCTCAACAGTGAAGTCAACATCCTGAAAGACGGGAAGCTTCAGCTCGACAAGGACCGAGAAGCAGCCCGCGCCTACCACCTCGAATACGTCAACACCCACACGCGGTTCTTCCACTCCCTCGAAGAAAAAACCGACTACCTCGTAGGGAACAACCTCTGGGACCGAGCCACGGTTAACCGATTCACCCCAGAACAGTTCAAGTCCCTGTTCAAGCTCGCCTACACGTACAAGTACCGCTTCCAGTCATACATGGGCGCGTTCAAGTTTTACCAGGCGTACGCACTTCGAGACGTTGACGGCGAGACGATCCTAGAGCGGTTCGAGGACCGCGTTGTTATGGTCGCTATCGACCTTTCGGGTGGCGACTTCCAGCAGGCGCGGGACATTGTGGACGCGATCATCACCGGACGTTTCCAGCCCGCTACCCCCACGTTCCTGAACGCCGGTAGGGCGCAGGGCGGGGAGCGCGTGTCATGCTTCCTACTGCGTGCCGAGGACGACACCGAATCCATCACCCGCACATTCATGTCGGCGGCACAGCTGTCCCGGCGTGGCGGTGGTGTGGGAATCAACATCAGCAACATCCGCGAAGCGGGCGCACCAGTCCAGGGATTGAAGGGCGCGGCACGAGGGCTGATCCCACCGGCGAAGGTTCTGGAAGACACGTTCTCCTACTTCGACCAGTTGGGGCAGCGTCAGGGCGCGTGCGCTATCTACGTCCACGCAAACCACCCCGACGTGATGCAGATCCTCGACTCCAAGCGCGAGAACGCGGACGAGAAGATCCGACTGAAAACCCTTTCCGTGGGGATCATCATCCCCGACATTGCGTTCGAGCTGGCGCGGGACAACAAGGACATGTACCTGTTCAGCCCCTACGATGTGGCGAAGGTTGAGGGCAAGCCGTTCGTTGACTGCGTGGTGTCCGATCGTTACCACGATTGGGTGGAAGATGAGCGGATCACGAAGAAGAAGGTGAAGGCCCGCGACTTCTTCCGCACCCTGTCTGAGGTGCAGTTCCAGTCTGGGTACCCGTACTGCATGTTTGAGGACAATGCTAACCGCCAGCACCCGATGGGTCACGTGGGCAGGGTTAGCCAGTCCAACCTTTGCAATGAGATCTACCAGCTCCAGACCCCCTCGGAGTTCAACCCGGACGGGTCGTTCAAGGTCGAGGGGTCGCAGATCTCGTGCAACCTTGGTTCGTTCAACATGGGGAAGATGCTCGGCCTGACCACGGATGAGTTCGTGGACACGGTTGTTGTCGCAACGAAGGCGCTGGATCAGGTGTCGCGCACGACCAGCATTGACGCCGTGCCGGATGTTCGTAGGGGTAATGAGAACTCGCGGAGTATCGGCCTGGGGCAGATGAACTGGCATGGTGCGCTCGGAAGCCTTGGTATTGAGTATGGATCGCCGGAATCACTGTGGATCTTGGATCGCTACATGGCTAGGGTGACGTGGGCGGCGATGCTCGCGTCAACGCAGATCGCACGAGAGTACGGCCCGCACGCATGGTTCGACGGGTGCGAGTACGACACCGGGGAATGGTTCACCCGTGTAGTCGATCCGAAGGTGGATGAGTTCGGGGATGACCTGGAGATCATGCCCGGACTGTCCGCACCGTCACGAGCTGAGTGGGATGCGCTGCGACTGGAAGTGGCGAAGTACGGCATGGCGAACGCCTACCTTCAGGCAATCCCACCGACCGGCAGTATCTCGTACATCAACCACTCCACGTCCTCTATCCACCCGGTGGCGTCCGGTGTGGAGATCCGTAAGGAGGGGAAGCTCGGGCGCGTGTACTACCCGCAGCCGCACCTCACGAACGAGAACGCTGCACTGTTCCAGTCCGCCTCAACCATCGGATACGAGAAGCTGATCGACACCTACGCAGTGTCGCAGCATTGGGTGGACCAGGGGCAGTCGTTGACGATCTTCGTCCCCGATACCGCAACCACCCGCGATCTCGACCGGGCACGGATCTACGCCTGGCGCAAGGGATGTAAGGGGATCTATTACATCCGCATCCAACAGCCGGCCATGACGGGCACCGCTGTGGAGGGTACCGCTGCCGGGTTCTGCGAGTCCTGCGCACTGTAACCAGCGGGAGGCGGGGAGCGCATACCCGTCACGCTCATCTAAACGAGGGAGAAACAAATGAAGGAATCAGCAGCACTAATTATCGCGGTCGCAGTGCTCCAGGGCTTGCTCGCCGCCGCGCTTGTCGAGTGGGGGATTCGCCCACTGGTCGCAGAGTTCGGGCATGAGGTGGGGTTCGGGCCTGTGTTCATCACGATTGTGTTGGGCCTGCTCGTGTTCCGGGATACGCGCATCGAGACGAAGGAGAACAAATGAACAACTACAAGCGGGCGCGGGAAGTGCTCGGAGGGTACCGGCTCCTCGCAAGGGGACTGCGGGATGAGGGGCTGATTGCACCGGATCTGCCAGAGCCGACCGTGAAGGATGACGGGTGGGTCGAGTGGGGCGGCGAGGTCGCATTCCATCCCGACGAGGGGTTGTGGTCCTACGACAACGGGGCGATGACCCTGGACTCGCCAGACCGCTTGCGCGAGGTTGCGCTGATCTACCTCGCCGCAGCGAAGTACGCAGAGGAGAACGCATGAAGTCAGTAGCGGACCTACTACCCGCACCGCCAGACGGCAACAAATGGTGGGTGACCGTACTCAACAGCAACACCGGGGAACTAGGGATCACCCTCACCCACACGAAGCCGTACCACGTGTGGGGGAAAACAACGATCAACGAGAAATGGACCCCGGCGAAAGTACGTAAGACGCTCGCCGGGATGATTGAGGAGGCGGAGACTGGACGCGCAGCAGCTTAGGCAACACCTGGATCACACCATCGACGCGATCCGGCGACACCGGGCACGAATCCAACGAGGCGGGATCGGATACAGCGACACCCCAACGTTCGGCGGGTTCGGCCCAAAGAGTCCCTGCAACGATGCGATGATGGACCTAGCGGACACTGAGGCGGCGTGCCTGGGGAACATTGCACTCACCTGTATGCGGCGGGGAACTATCCCGCCTGTTAGCCTGCGGCCACTGTGGTTCACGAACCGGGGGAAGTGCATCGGACTGCGACTCATCGGCCACGACGAGGACGAGTTCGACTTGTTCGGCAATCACACGGGGGAAGATTACCTCGCACCGTTGTTCCCGATTGTGAGTCGGCTGAAGGCATATGCGGCTGAGGTTGTGGAGACAGAGGGGGTGGAATGGTTGCTGTACGAGTGGGAGCATGTGCGAGACCTGTACCACGAGATGTACCCGACGGAAGCGCCGGAATGGGGCAGCGCGGAAGAGGCCGCGAAACTCTGCGGTAGATCTGTCTACACGATTCGAGACTGGAGATATCAAGGGGTGATTCGGTGCTTAACCGAGGGAGGGCCAATCCAATACTGCTTGGACGATGTGATGAAGATGGCGAAAATAAAGACAGAGAATATG